TTAAGATGCCTTTTAAGCAGGTGCAAAAGATTATGAAAGCAGCAAGGACAAAGATCGACAATGCAATAAACGGTAAGACCGTAGGTAATTACGTGGTGGCGAGTATGGATATTGTTTTCGACATAAACGAATCAGTTTGTCCTGACAATATCAATGACATTCTTGAAGAGGCGTGGGAGTATATTAACTACCGGGTAACAGGAACCAAAGTTCCTTCAAATGCCATTGACAACTATATCAAAGAAATCAAACCAATTAAACTAAAACGGATAATATGATGCTTTTAATCATTCCGATAACGGCTGCCCTGTTTGCTTTTCACTTCATTGACGTGCTTCGCATTCCTGAGCGGTGGCGGGTGCTATACCGTAAACCTTTCAACTGCAATCTTTGTCTATCTTTTTGGGTGGCGTTGCTTTTATGGCTGGCGCCTCCTATCTTTGTCAAAGTATTATTCACAGGCTTTTCCGCTTCAATCTTATCAGTATGGGGAACAACAAGCAAGCGTTCATAATGTACGAAAACGAATGGATGACTGTTCGCAATGGATTCCTAAGGGACTTGACAATGGAATGTAAAAGCGAGGTTGAGCGTATTTACAAAGAAGAGATTGATATTAACTGGTTGCCGAATAGGTGGTGTAAGTCTTGTTACTATGATGCTATTCGTAGATTAATCATTAAATTTGGATTATGATAATAAGCGAAGAGGAGTTTTTGAAGACCGAACTTGAAATGGGTATCAGTTTAGACAACCCTGCTTTTATCGGACTTGCAAATAATACAGCTCAATCGGTAATAGGTTTGGATTTCAGAACGGTTATGGATTACGGTGCCGGGGTTGGCGCTTATGCGAATGCCTTTTGGGCGTGGAATAAGAAAGTAGTTATTTACGAAAAGTTTAAACCACATAGGGAGTATATACAAAAGAACCTACCACATATTGAGATAGTAGATGAACCCATTACAACGGATTTAATGCTTTTTATCGAGGTGGCGGAACACATGACTAATGAGGAACTTGATGCGCTATTTGAAAAGATTAAACCTACTTACATTCTCTTCAGCTCAACTTCACAGCGTACCGACTGGGATGAAAACTGGGGACATATAAACGTAAAGGAGCAAAGCGAATGGGTTACTTTTTTTGAATCTAAAAATTATAAGTTAGTACGTGAGCAATCCGTACCAACTACATGGAGCAAAGTTTTTAAATATGCCGACGCCGAATAAAAACGAAACGAAAGACGATTATTTGCAACGCTGCATGGGAAGTAGTGAAATGCAGAAGTACGATCCTGAGCAGCGCTACGCCGTTTGTAATTCGTATTGGAAAGAAGAAAAACTAAGGAATATATTTAGTAAAGAAGCTAAAACAGTATTTGATAATGGAAAGGGAACTAAATGAAAAGCAAAATCTTTTCTGTAAATATTACGTAAGTAAAGAGTTTTTTGGTAGTGGCGTGGAAAGTTATGCAGCCGCTTATGGTTTGGATTTAACGAATCAAAAAGATTATAATACTGCCAAAACGCAGGCGAGTAAACACCTAACAAACCCTAACATCCTTTCACGTATCAATGAGGAATTGGATGCTGCTGGGTTGAATGATAATTTCGTGGATAAGCAATTGCTTTTTGCCATTACTCAAAATGCTGATTTAAGTTCAAAGGTTAGGGCAATTCAGGAATACAACAAATTGAAACAAAGGATTATCGAGAAGCTTGAAACCAAAAACAATAACAAAATAACCGTTGAATATGTTAGTGCGGCTCCCGGAACTTCACACGAATCAGAAGAAAATAAGGCAGGAGGCTAAGCGCTTCAACGTTTTGGACTGTGGCCGTAGGTGGGGCAAGTCGAAGTTGAGCGTTATCCTTTTGGTTGAGGGCGCATTAGAGGGCTATCCTGTGGGTTATTTTGCCCCGACCTATAAACTATTAGAGGGTACGTTTAAAGAGTGTTATAATGCCTTAGAACAGGTAATAAAGCGAAAGCATGATCAGCAGTTTATTGAATTAGTTACGGGCGGGATTATCGAGTTTTGGAGTTTGGATAACCCGAACGCTGGCAGATCACGAAAATACAAGGTGGCGATTGTGGACGAGGCGGCATTCGTAAAGGATCTTTGGGAGGCGTGGACGCAAAGCATTAGACCTACCTTAACGGACTTAAAGGGCGGGGCGTGGTTTATGAGTACGCCAAAGGGAAAGAACGATTTTTACAAGCTGTGGATGCGTGGGCAGACGGGGGAAGAGGGATGGGCAAGTTGGCAGATGCCGACGGCAACTAATCCCTTTATTGATATTTCAGAGATTTATTCAGCTGAAAAAGATTTGCCTGCTTTGGCTTTTAAGCAGGAGTACCTTGCGGAGTTTAACGATAACGTGGCTAATCCCTTCGGCTTCCAGTTCATCAAACAATGTACTATGCCAATGAGTACGGAGCCGCCTGTTTGCTTTGGGGTGGATTTGGCGAAGTCGTTTGACTGGACGGTGATTATTGGATTAGATAGATTCGGGCAGGTCAGCTATTTAGAGCGGTTTCAAAAGGACTGGAATATAACAAAGCAGATAGTAACGCAATTACCGAAGGCACCGATCAAAGTGGATAGCACGGGCGTTGGCGATCCTATTGTGGAAGACCTGCAAAGGCAGCGACCGAATGTGTTTGGGTTTAAATATTCCGCAAGCTCAAAGCAGCAACTTATGGAGGGTCTGCAATCGGCGATCCATCAACGGAAGGTGGGCTTCCCTGAAGGGGTTATAACGAAAGAGCTTGAGAGCTTTGAATATGAATACACGCGAACGGGGGTGAGGTTTAATGCGCCAACGGGGATGCATGATGATTGTGTGAATGCTTTAGCCTTAGCGTGGGCTCAATTTATGGAAAGGAAGCACGATGTAAAATACGTTTTTATATGACATGGAATGATTTAACGGTGGGGCAGTATCAGAGGCTCTACGGGATATTAAAGCAAACGGACAAAACGAATCTGGATATATTGACTGAAATAATATCCGTTTGTGAGGGTTATGCCATTGATGAAATAGACAGCTGGCAATTTAGCAAACTGATTGAAAAGGAAAAGGAATACAAATTTTTGGAGGCGTTAGACTTTGATAAGACGGCGAAGAAGTATATCAATATAGGGAAGATCCGTTATAAGTTTGTCCATAAGATTCAAGAGATACCCGCCGCCCGGTATATCGAGGCAAAGCACTTTTTAAAAGAGGACTTTATCGACAACCTTCACAGCCTTATGGCTTCATGTGTTATGCCTATGCGCAAAACATGGCGTGGGTGGGTTGAGGAAAAATACGATGCGAAGCTACACAGCCAATATGCGAACGATTTAAAGCAGGCGAAGTTTGTGGATGTTTACAATTGCACGCTTTTTTTTTGTCGATTATACGCGGAATTGATAAAAGGTTTGGAGCCTTATTTGACAAAGGAACTGGCGAAGATAACGACGGCGGACAAGATTCAGGAGGTTCAAACAGCTTTGCGGTTAATTACGGATGGATTTACAGTACCGAGCAAGTAGCGGAATTGGAGCGGATAAGTTTGGATGCAGCCTATGATATGAACATTTTACAATATTTGAGTGATTTGGTTTACATAAAGGAAAAGCAAAAGAACGAGCGTAAGATGATGGAAGAGCTCAGGAGGAATTATAAATAGGTGTTAATACATGGCAAGCAACCCCCCGCTTAATCTTAGGCAGGGGTTTTGTTTTTTAGGTATTTAATAAAAGAATATGCCTACAATAGCACAAGCACAAGCGAAATTAGGAGGGAGGGCAACCGCCGGACTTGGTATATCAAAAGGTGTGTTCGTTCCAAAAGAAGATATGCCTTTAGCTTTGCAGTTGGTGGCAGAATATGTCGAGGCATTTGAGCGAAGAACGGCTGATGAATTGAATAGATTGGATAAAGTAGATACCGGCGACCTTGCAAGCTCAATACGATATGAAACGACTGAAACGGAAAACGGTTTAATAATTCAGGTGTTCGTGAATGATTATTACAAGTTTGTGGATAAGGGTGTTAGGGGTGTTGGGAAAAACAATGAAAACACAACCTCGCCTTTTAGGTTCAGGTATTTAAACCCATCCAAAAGCCATGTGAGTGCAATCCGCAAATGGATAGCGCGCAATGGTATAAAGGCAAGAGTAACTGATATAAAAAAATATGGCGCGGTGGGTAGGGAGAACAGGCGGCCTCAAGATATAAGCCTTGCCGGTATTATTGCCAGATCGATAAAAAGCAAAGGATTAAGAAGAACAGGATTTTGGGAAAATAGCATTGATGCGGTCTTCAAAGACTTTGATGTAAAGATGTCGCAGGCATTAGGTATTGATATCCGGGTGAATTTGGAAAACATGGTAAAAGAGATTAAAACAAAAAGATAATGGCAATTACAGTACAGCAAGCGCCTGAGGCGTCTGGTTATGTTTCAGCACATGAGGACGTATGGCATTTAGTGGATAGCACGAATAAGACCACTCCGGGTTTTAAATATGTTTTTTACATCAAAAAAAACGAGGTGACACTTGCGAAGATTGTTAATTCGCCGTATAGTGCATCTAATTTATTAGGGGCGTTAAATGTTGGTAATATAGTGAGGACTTTGCCAAAATTCTCAAGTTTATATGATTTAGCGCTTCCGGGAGATTTCAGGGTAAGTCAAGCTGACTATACACAATTTGGTGAGGATTATTTTTTCTCAAATTATGAAGTCTGGTATAGTGAGATATGTGGAACGGTTGAGACGTATAGTACGTCAGGAGAATATAGT